ATGTATCAACTGTACCCGTTACACCATTGGCTGGTGTAACGGTGACAGATGTAATAGTACCAGTTGGAATTAACTTAGATAATAACATTCATATCCCCTTAGTCAACAGCAGTATCGGAACCAGCACCTTTAGTTACTCTAAATGTGTCAAATGCAAAGGTGATAGAAAGTTCCTCTGGGGTATCGTTTGATTCCATGCTAAGTTCAATTTGATCCATTTGTTTTGGGTATGCACCAATTAACTCGTATGTTCTAAGAACCTCAGTTGCTTGACGACCTAATTGTTGAACTTTGATGATTGTCTTATAATTCTCATGACGAGTTCTATTATTAGTGTCCATTGTTGCAATTGATTCAACCCAATCTTCAAAGAATGCTTTTAGATTAAATGCGTAATCGTTTAAAAATGACATAGTAAAATCATCAAAGGTTGGGTCACCGGCAAGCTTAGCCTTCATTCCTTGCCAATTTAATTCTACATCACCGATTGTTCTTGATGGTAGACCAGCTGACTTTGCAAGGAAAGCCATGTTTTCTTCTTTCCATTCTGGTTTAAAACTATTTCCACCAACAATTGGATTAATTGTTACCCAGAAACGGTTTGGTCTTGCAACGTCACGTACTTGTGCTTTAAATGTTTCTAATTTGATATCGATTCCCATTGTTACTTCTCCTTTTATGTGTTTAAATTATATGAAAAACTTTTTATAGATTTATTTATCAATGCAATTTTTAGTGAAAACTAAGTTGCCACAATCAAAAATTTGCCGGTACCCATATTCAAACATTATCTGATGTTCAGTTTTATCAGGTGAATAATTTGAAAATTCTTTTAATTTATGTTTTTGAAACATTTGTCTTGGTTGTAGAATTCCATCTTTTGGCAAATAATAAAAATAATTCGGCTTAGTCTGGTGTGAGTATTCAAAACCATTTTTGCTATAGACTTCGCCAGTTGAATACCTTAGATTTGCATAAGTGATGATTGATACTCCAGGATACAATTTTTCAAAATGCGATAACAATTTTGAAAAAGCACCAACAACTGTGGTATTCAACGCATTGCAAAATCTAACTATTTCAAAATCGTATTTATCAGTGAACCGTGGTTTTGCTAAAGTTAAAACCGAAACCAGATTATCATCATAAAACAATCCAAGTTTAACCGATGCTCTGGCAGCACCTTGTAAATGATTCTTATTCAAAAAGTCTGCAGTTTCTTTATTGCTTAAAGTTTTTATTTTGCATTTTCTTGCATACAGTTTATCAGTTTTTTGTAATGCCGAAAGAATCATTGACTTCCAGATTTTGTTTTTGTCGTCATCTAGCCATTCATTTTCAAAAATGTGAAACAACTTAACACCCTTTGATATGCACTCAGATGTTTTTTGTAAATGTCTAGTTGAATTTTTTTCATCAATCTGTTGTTCAGAATGCCAGTATAATCCGTTGTATTCGATTCCAAAATTTAATTCATCAACTAAAATGTCTATTTCTTTACCATTTAGAACAGATTTATCATTTCTTTTTATGTTATCGAATCCATACGACTGTATGAACTCTGAAATTCTCAATTCCGGTAAACTAGTACCAGATTTGTTACACTTTAAACAACCAGCTCTAGCTATTCCATTTGGTTTTAATTCTCTAAAAAATATGTCTGAACATTTTTTGCACTGAAGTTCAAATATGCCAGAATCAATATAAGTTTGCTTATCAGATAAAACTTTTAAATTTTTATTTTCAAACGATTGTTTGATTGCTTCAAAAAAATTATTCCGTTTAGTTTTCGAGATTGATGGTCCATATTTAACTTCATGTCTTGAACACTTAGACGAACAAAATTCTGAATAGCCACGATTAAAATCTAAAAATGTTACATGGTTGGAACCACATACCTGGCATAATGTCTGTTCAAATTTATTTTCTTTAATATGCCATAACCGCTGATTAAATTTTGGGTTAACTAAAAATGAAGTTGCTGCAATAACTGAGTAGTATTGATTTTTGTTTTCTTTATACAATTTTTCATCATAGCAATGAGAATCTGTATTTGCGATAAATTTTAAAATAAAATCTACATCTAAAGATTCTTCTACTTTATCAATACCAATTTTTTTGTTTTGTACGTTTAGCTTACCTTTACATGATTTACATAATTGATTAAAACCAGTTTTAAATTTAAAATCGACAGTTTTACCACATTGGATACACACTGGTATTTTTGCGGTTTTTAATTTGCACAAATGATAGATTTGCGCAAAGGGTACATCTTTAAAATAAAATTGTAACGATGATAACAATTTTGGATTTTTGTTTATGAGAATTCTTTTTGCATTACATATATCTATATCTAACATTAAGAATAATTCAAAAGTTTCTTCTAAACTATAAATATCGTTAAAATTTGGAATAAATTCTTTCTTTTTATATGCCATTTAGTTTGTCTCAAATCTTTAATAAAAATTGAGTTGACGATTATTTCGTTTAATGTTCGATTCAATAGTATTTATCCATCATTAAAACAACAATAGTGCTGCTAAAATCAATTAGCAGCACTATTGTTGTTTTGTTCTATTGAAAAATTATTTAGCCACCAAACTGACCAACTACTTCTAGGAAGTTAGCTCCAGTTTTTACCACAACTGCATTAACCTTGATAAATTCGGCAACTTTAGTTGGTTTTAGATATACATCAATAACTAAACCATTATTATCAATAACTTCTGATGTATTGTTGGTGTCATCGCATACAACCATAAAGTCGTATAATCCACGGCGTCCTTTTACTGAACGGAGGAATGGTTCAATTAAACCAACTAAACGGTTTCTTGTAAATGAATCGTTAAATTCGAATAAACTATAACGAGAAGCAGTAGAAATAGTTTTTTCAATTACAATCAAAAGTCTACGTACATTTAATCTATCAAATGCTGATGGTTTAGCAGTTGCTGTTTTCTGACCAAATACAATACCAGCGCCTTCACCAGCGATAGACATAATAGGATTTATACTATTTGTATAAAGTTCATCTCTATTTTGTTTGTTAGGATTAAATGCTAGTTTAATAACGTTTTTAATTTTACCACGTTCTAGACCAGCAGGTGCCCACCAAGGATCACGGGTATTATCAGTTTGTGCACAAAGACCAGCAACATCACCAGCAAGACATACCCAACGATTTTGATCATTGAATTTATCGTATTGATATTTCATGTTACCGTATACTGCGGAATAAGTACCAAACCGAGTAAAGATTTTATCTAGAGAATTTGTTTGTGCACCAAAACGTGCAAGCATAATAGCAGTTGCGCTAGAAGCGGTTTTGTTGATTAGTTCAGTATAATTGTATGGTGCAACAATAGCAACGCAATCTTTTCTAGTTTCAGCAATTTCTGATACTCCATTAATATCTAATTCATGCGCAATTAGAATATTAACATCGAAATTCTCAGAATCTGCGAATAGATAAGCTGCATCTTGAACATCAGTTTTTGTATATTCGGTATAAGTACAATCAACATTCCCTAGAATTTTAATTATAGGGGTATTTGTTGTTTCAACATTTTCTAGTGTTGAATCGCCAACTTTAATATATAGATAAGCTGATTGATCATAGAAATATTGTTCAACAAAAATGTTTCTACCTGATGTATTTTTTCCACCGGTTGTATATGAAACAGTATCAGTTGATGCGATTGTATATAAACCAGTTGTTGAATCTTTTATCATGGATATAATAACGAATTCACCAGCTGACCAGTTTGGTTCATAATCGAACAATTGCTTGAATGTTAGAAGAGATTCAACAGTAACAGTTACTGCATCTAGAACACCGTTAACTAAATCCTTTGCGTTAACTTTTTTAGTAATAACCATTGATTCATCAAAGACTGATGAATAAAAATTAATACCTTTAAGTACCGGATTTGATACAGTAATTGAAGAAACTGTGCTTGAAGCTAAAGTGTATGCCACCGTTGTTGGAATATTTAGTGTAACTGTGTTTGCTGAAGTATCAATCGCAGTTACCATATAAGTATCAGCGCCAGATGCACCAAGTGTAAACATTGAACCAATTTCATATGTAAAACCAGGTTGCAATTTAACTGTTTTGGTTCCAACTGGAACAACATAATTTAGTCCGGACAAATAAGATTCTGATAAAACACCAGTAAACTTATCAGTATTTGATACAATTAGTCCGGTTAAAGCGGTGTCAATAACATCGGTTGCTAGTAAAGAAAAGGTAACATTCACTACCCCGGCGGCAATATCCGTTACAACAGAACTTACTTCAACTGCCTTTTGAACGGGTACTCCACTTTCTTTTACACCGATAGTGAAAATTGCATGTGGGGCAATTTTATAATTAGAAATACTTAATTGAAGAGTATTAGCGCCAGTCACTGCAGTAACAGTGCCATAGTATTTAGAAACTTCATCTTTAGTAATTTCTTTATCTAACACTAAACCAAAAGGTGAACCAGGAACTGCATCATGAACTAGAGACTGAACAGTATAAACTGTTTCGCTATTACTGATAAATTGTGAACCTGGTACCATATTAGGATCTTTCAATACTGAAAGCCTAACATTTTTTCCATTTATTTGATCAATTTGTGGAATATCCGTTGTACCAACAAAATCAACGGTTGCCATAAATTCTGTAGCAATTGGTTTTGCCCAATTGCTGGATGAAGAACAAACTGCAACTGCATTATCTTGGGTTTTAGCAATATATTTATTGATAAACCACAGACGGTTTGAATTAAACTGCGCGTCATCGGCTAAAGTTAATTCTGCAATATTAGAGTTGTAACAATTTGAAATTGCATCATTGAAGTTTGCAGATGAACCAGTTGCGTATGCCATTGCATTTTTAACTGGAACTAATGCATTGTTAATAGTAATTTTTGGAAGTGGTCTTACTGCATACAATGAAGATGCATATTGTAAAAAGTTCCAAGCCTGAAACCAGTCCTGATAGTTAGCAGAATTTGGTTTTCCGAAAGCATTAACCAGATCAGCTTCAGATGTTAGTGATGTAATACTCATAGCAGGGCCTTTGTCTGCCCTGAGTACAACACCAGTTCTTGAAGATTGAGCCTGGCTTGCCGTTACAGAAAGATCATATTCTCTAACTTCTACGCTAGGTGATAAAGAAAATCCCATCTTTATGTTCTCCTTTTAATTTATAATTGTAACTTATTTTATTTATCAAAATTCATTAGAAAAATAAGTTTGATAAATAGTAAATTTTGAAAAAAGGGGTGGTGATTATTTTCACCACCCCTACTAAATACAACCAGTATGTTACAAATTATTAGTAGTTAGCTACACCAAAATCATAAGATGCAAGAAGTTGTGAACCACTAAAATTAAGAGGAATCATACGATAGTAATTCTGAGTTCCGAACATATTACCCATGATTGCATCCCTTGTCATGAAACCAATTTTTGGTTGCATGGTGTTAGGGTCAGTTACTTTCATCATCATAAGAGGAACATAAGGGCAATAAATAACACCCGTATCAAATTGGCCGGTACCTTTATAACCTACAACAACATAATCGGTTGAAGCAAAAGTATCAAGATACACAGCAAAACGACCATCTAATGTACCAACTTTAGCAACGCCTAATGTAGGTTTAACATCACCAGGAACTGCGGAAAACATAAAGTTGGATAATGATTCCAATGCAGTAATAGCATTTGTGGAACAGATAATGAAGTTTGCAGTACCACGACGTGTTGTTAATGCAATTTGATTAGCTTCCTTTAAAATACGTGTATATAACGTACGGAATTTTTCTTGTTCCCAACGACCATCAGCAAATCCATCAGTGTTAGTTTGAAGACCAACACTACCGTAGGACCACTGTGGGGTAATGGTTGATTTTGATTTAATGGTTTCTACCAATTCACGATCAAGTTCTGCTGAGATTTCATATTCAAGAATATTGATTAGTTCAGCTTCAGCATCTAGACCATGAACGTTTTTAAGGTCTTGAGCTAGTTCTAATGAATATTCAGCTTTCATCTTACGAGTCATAACTTCAACAGAGGCACGCTCTAGTTCAAGTTTCATGTCGCGGAATTCAGCTCCACCTGGGGCACCCATGGTTTCACCAGCAACGGTAGAAACAACCTTTGCATAGTTATTGAAGATTAAGTTGTAACCCGCTTCATTGTTCATAGCAAAGCTAACGGTGTAACTAGTTCCATCAATAATAACAGTGGTAGAAGCTTTAACGATCTCAGCATCAAGAACAGATGCGCAATTTATTAGAACGCGATTAACTTCAGAATAAACAGCGGTTGCAGTAACGGTTCCGGCAGTAACAGCGCCAGTAGTAATAACTACTGGTGTTGTACAGATTAGAGCAACAGAAGTAAATTGGATTTTAGCATTTTGAAGAACTCCGCCACCCTGACGATCAAACTTACCACGATCGGTGGAACCCACGGAAGAACCTTTGCCATAAGAATAACGCATTGCGTATGCGTATCCAGTTGGGGAGGTTAGAGGTTGAACACCAACAATTTCATTTGCCAATAGATTAGGGAACATACGTCTTACGGCAGGTAAAAGAATTGGAGTATATTGTGCCATATCGGCAACAGAGTTAGCTTCTTTAATTAGATATTCTTCCTGATTCTCTAATATTTGAGCCATGGCTTCTTTGTTTACAACTGGAGCAGCCTTAGTTGAATTGATGACTCGCGTCCATTTTTCTAATAGTACATTTTCCATCTTTAAATTTCTCCTTTATGAATTATAAATATTTAAGATATTTTTCCATCTGAGCTGGTGTATCTTGCTTCACTTGAAAACCTTCATCAATATTTTCTACCAATTTTTCTTTTGATTGCTTGGATGTTCTAGCAGAAATAATTTGTTCAATAAAAACCTGAAGTTTGGATTCAAAAATATCATCAAATTCAACAGTTTTAGCAAGATGAACTAATTCATCGACTTCAACATCGGTTTCTAATTCTTGACAAGCTTCTAAAACCATAGCTGTTTTTCTAACTGACTGAACTTCGCCTCTTGATTCTAAAACTTTTGTATGAAGTTTGTTAACTTCAGCAGTTAACTCTTCAAGTTTTGAAGATTCTTCTAATTTTTCTTCGGAAATTTCTTTCGAAAATCCTTCTACTAATGAATCAAATGATTCCAACACTTTGCAAGCAACATTGATTTTTACTGATTCGTCAATGGACTCCTCATTCTCTTGAACAAATTCTTCAACAAAATAGTCAAGATATTCTGAAACTTGATTTGTTAGAGACTCCTTAAACTGTGATACTTCAACTTGGTTTTGTTCTTCTAAAGATTTTTCTTTAGCAGTGATTGCTTCATTTACAGCAGACTCAAATAACGTAGCCATCTGTAACTTTACATCATCTGTTAAAATCTCAGAAGAAATACTTTCATATAATTTTTCAAGCATTCCCTTTTCTCCTTTATAGACTAGATAATCTCGGTGGTATTAATATGTATTTATTTATCAAAAGTTAATGGAAAAACCTATTTTTTTCCTATAGACTTCATGACATCGTTGAACAATTTTAAAAATGCCGCACGTTTTTCTTCAACTGAGAATTTATTTTCAACAACAATAGTATCTTGGGTATCAGTAATTTCCTCAATTTCTTTTTCAGTCAAAACACCATTTTCTAAAATCCATTCTTTGTTTTCGTATATGGAGTTCATCATTGCTTCAGGTGCAGATGGATCTGCGACTAGATCTGCAGTGATTAATCGCAGGTCATTTTGAACAATACCATTTTTAACTGTACCTAAAGCTCTAGATGAAATTCCAATTTTAAAACCAGATTCAATCAATGATTTAGCAATGTTACCGCATGGAGTTGGAATAATTTTAGCTTTACCAAAACCATTTTTACCATCCATTTTTAATTCTGTAATTAAATGCGAAACTCTGTCTAGATTTATACCTGAAGTGGTTGGATGATCCAATTCGCCGACAAGTCTAGAATTTACGATTTTTGATTCGTATAATCTATTGACTTCTCTTGACATTATTTGTTCAGGATATATTCTACCATTCTGGTTTTTTAAATCAGACTGTAAAAAAATACCAGAAATATATAATTCCTTTTTGCCGGTAGTTTCTGATTCTATTAACTCAGATTCAACTAAATTAAAATCTACATCTTCTATTAATAAATCCATGTTAATTGCCTTTTCTAAAAATTGATTTTGCTTTTTCACTGGTGATAGTTTTTAGCGTGGAATATAAACGTTGTTGCAATACACCACCAAGTAAATTTTTAAATTCTACATAATTTTTATCTGCTACCTTTATTATTGCTTGATTAAAAATTTCAGTTTCTCCCATCGTAAAACTCCTTAGTTAAACTTTTATTTTATTTATTTATTTGACGCTAAATAACTGACAATTTTATCATACAACGCATTTGGTGAAACACTAAAAGATCGTTTATCATTAAAGAGTATTGAATCAACTAATTCAGAACAGGTATATCTAGATGGATCTTGTATATCAAAAGGAATAACAAAACTAAAAAAAATACAAAACCAATCATATTTCGCATTATTTACGAGGTTACATTTTGCTAAGATTGTGCTTTCATTAAAACAATCAATATCAACTAACTCCCATTGGTTTTGATCATAAATTTCTTCTTTAATAGCTGAAGAAAATCTGGTGCCGCCAACCTCAGGAGAAGCAGCGAAAGTTGAATTATCTGAAAAAAGAAATTCAACATGCGAATATTTGCCGGATTCCCAAAATTTCCAAATTAATGGTCTGGTCCACCATGCAATAGTTTTATCAAGCCAGGTGCCGTGGGATGCTTTATAAAATGCTAGTTTCATGCAATAGTCGCCTCATACGAATTATTTTAAAGTTTTTATTAAAATTGTATTAACCATATTTATTCTTCTGGTATTGGCTATATTTAAAAATCAATGAACTTTGCTATAGTCAATCGCCTTTGTGTTTTCAATATTATGGTGAAATTGAAAACACAAAGGCTCTGATAAAAGTAATATATGTGAACCAGTTAATCGAAATTAACTGGTTCACGAATAGATTAAATAACCGGTGGTGCTGGTGGTGCTAGTGGGTCTACCGGTGGTGCAGCATCTCGTGCTATATGCAATGTTGTATAGAGCGCTTCTAGCAGAGTGTACAGCTGCACGTGGTCTGCATTTGCCGCGTCAAACTTAGTGGATAAATGCCCCAATTGCGTATGAATGACTTCTCCTGAATCCAATAACGTAACTTTTTCTTCAACAAAACTAAGTGAAGGAGTGCCATTTAATGGATTATCAATGTAAACCGAGAAAGCTCTTTGATATGAAGATCCTGATGCAGGTGTTGAATTGTAAAGTGTAGTTGCCATTTGTTAAAACTCCCTTATGATTAAAATCGCTGTAATCAGCGTTAGAACTACTATTCCGATAATGGTTACCATTATGCCGAAACCCACGCAGAACCGTTGTAGAAGACTGGCACAACGACTGTGCCGCCGCCAGTCAGTGCACCGTTATATGTCGGGGCGGTTGCATCTGTTACGTATGCTCTAGCACCTGTCACGCCAGCTGGTAGAGTTGCTACTGTATAGGCACCAAGTTCCGTTTTCACTTTCAGTTCTTGGATTGCCTTAATCATTGGTGCGATTAGTTCTCCATACCCAATAGTTAGTACATCATCACCGCCTTCCAATGTGTGATCTTGGAATGCAGCACAATCTATAGCATTGTCAATCAATACCTGCTTAACCTCTTGAGCGATCAGACCATGATGATACCGTGTACGAGTTTTGCTGCCGTTATGTGTTATGTTTGCCAGCTTGTTAGATTCTAACCAAGCGGCCATTGCCAGTTTATATTCGGCTTCCTGCTCTGCTGTTGGGTTAGGTGCGGCAGATGGTGCTGGGGTTCTGTAATCCTCTCGCATATCCCATTTGTAATCAACTGGTCGCAGCTTAGTGATAAAATTTAGTCCGAGTTGAGTATCGCGAATATCAGTTTTATCACGAGCATCAGACCGTACAGATAGAGCTGCATATGCGTATGGTGTGGTACTAGTGTCGCCTAGTTGGAGTTGATTATCGCCGGTTACCTGTGCGTTATACCCTAACCCAGTGGTGTTGTTATATGTGGCGTTGTTATAGAGTGCGAGAAACCCGTTGGCTGTGTTGTAGTTGCCGGTGGTGTTGTTCTGGAGTGCGCCATTCCCGTCGGCTGTGTTGCTGTAGCCGGTGGTGTTGGAAAAGAGTGCGTTCACCCCGTTGGCTGCGTTTTCGTGACCGTCGGTGTTGTAATAGAGTGCGTGCATCCCGTTGGCTGTGTTCCAGTTGCCGGTGGTGTTGGAAATGAGCGCCTGCGCCCCGTTGGCTGTGTTGGCGTAGCCGGCGGTGTTGGAAGAGAGTGCGGCCACCCCGTTGGCTGTGTTGTAGTAGCCGGTGGTGTTGTTCAGGAGCGCGGCATGGCTGTTGGCTGTGTTGTAGTAGCCGGTGGTGTTGTAAAGGAGTGCCTGCACCCCGTTGGCTGTGTTGGCGTAGCCGGCGGTGTTGGAAGAGAGTGCGGCCACCCCGTTGGCTGTGTTGTAGTAGCCGGTGGTGTTGAACTGGAGTGCGTTCACACCGTTGGCTGTATTGGCGTAGCCGGTGGTGTTGGAAATGAGCGCCTGCGCCCCTACCGCCGTATTGCTCGCTACAGCACCTGCACCCGTGCTGATTGGTATCGTGTTGACTGTTGTTGCAACTACGTCACCTTTCAGATACGTTTTTGTAATACCGGAATTGCCGATTGTAACAGTGTTAGATCCGTTGCCGATAGCACTGGTACCGATTACTATTTCGTTAGTATCACCGCTTGCCAATGGCCGTGTGTCATATCCAAGATAAACCGATAATGAGCTCGTTGCGTTGCCAGCCCCGGCAGATGTGTACTGGCCTGCGGACACCCCGTTGGCTATGTTGAAGCTGCCGGTGGTGTTGGCAGTGAGTGCATTCCTCCCGTTGGCTGTGTTGCCGGAGCCGGTGGTGTTGGCAGTGAGTGCGGCATACCCGTTGACTGTGTTGTCGTCGCCGGTGGTGTTGGAATAGAGTGCGTTCACCCCTACCACCGTATTGCTTGCTACAGCACCTGCACCTCTGCTTATTGGTATCGTGTTTACCGTTGTTGCAGATAGTGCTCCGACGGTAAACGCCTGAGCTGAGCCTGGGCCTGAGGCTGGGCTAGCTCCAAGTGTTCCTATTGCTGTTGTCGCGTCAACATCATCAATCAGTGTCCGTGCAAACGCTGTTAGTGGTGTTTGTGCAAACGTGTCTACACCTGTGCTGTATGCGATCTGGTCTGCTCCAGTTGGAAGACTAGCTATAGCAGCTAGAGTGGGGTCAAGTGGGTCATGCAAAGAATCAATTAAATTTGTAAAATCAGTCCCAGTAGGTCTATCACCAGTTTCAAACTGTGTTTTTAGGACTGTAAGATCCGTTATTGCCATTTGTGTTCTCCTTTAAGAAATTATGAAATTATCGCCAATTGCTGCACTTCCAATAACATCAGCCCAAACTATATCAACAATTATACTGGTTAAACTTAAGTTTTTAATAACAGTTTGTGTTTCACTCACTCGCACAATTTCAAAAATTCCGGTTGGATCTATTAATACATTATTTTGAATTACACTAGGCATATTAAACAATGACCTAGGTATGTGAGTTACAACAACAAATGCTTTATCAACAGTAATATTTATCCCTTCTTCGTGTAACCATATAAATATTGGATCTGACGCTAAAGGATTTATTTGAGTTGTTATTCCATATAGCATAGAGTATCCTCGTTATGTTCTGCAATTAATTTTGTTAAAAAACCTCAAATGAAGCTGGTAGGTGCATAGATTTTATTCTATGCACCTACCAGCGGTTAAATTAATTAACGTAGTTAATTGCCAAACGCTCGGTACTTAGTGGTGCGACTACAAAAGTAATTACAGCTCCTGAAATGGTATAGTCTTCACCTGCCGGGTATTGAAGAATACCGTTGAGGAATACTTGTTCAGTACCAACCACTGGAGTTTTTGATAGAGTAAACACTTTATTTACACCATCGATAACACCGGTGAACGGGTCACGGAAAATCAAACGATCGATAGTCATGGTAGTAGGGATTACTTCTAATCCACCAACACTATCAAATTGTAAACCTGAACCGGTTACTGCAAGTTTAACCGCAACGTTAGTTCCGACTGCTACACCGTTTCCAGCAACAACTGAAACAGCTGAACCATTACCGCCGGTTAAACCAGAAGAAATTGCTAAAGAATTTATTTCGGTTGCAGTAATTCCACCTGCTCCAACTTTTAGTCCGGTTACAGATTTCGTTAATGTAGTTCCGTCGAGAGTTAAATTGAGTTGATCAGCTTGAGCATCTAAGCCATCACCGCTAACTACGTTAATAACGCCAGAATTGAATGTTAAACCAGTACCTGCACAGGTAGGTGCCAATTGAATATCGAAGCCAACTTTTTGAATACCATTAGAGCCAGTAGTTGCCTCAAAGTATTTAACTGTCCAGGCAGTTCCACCCCAGTAGTAAATTCTATCAGTTTGTGAATCAACGGATAAGAAAGTACCAACTTTGGAGATGGTCATATCAGTGAACACCCAACCAGCTAAAGTATATACAGCAATTGCATTAGTATGTGTTAAGAATGAACCAGTTGGTGCAGTACCAACTAAATATCTTGCACCTGTTGCTGGATTAGCAGGAGGGTCATTGATAACATCTATTACAGATTCTTGCCATTCAGACGCAGTACCGGTTTGTGCAATGGCTTGATTTAACTGATACAGAGTTACAGCATCAGCGTTATCAGTACCGTTTGCGATATTGGCAATGCGAATACCAGAACCGTTAAAAGAAGCACCAGCAACAAACGCAGTTGGGGTTAATGTACCAGTAACGGTTGCGTTGGACAATGTAGTAGCGCCAACTACATTTAAAGTAGTACCAACTGAAACGGCGCCTGTCACATCAGCAGAACCAGAAATTGTTCCACCAGTTTTATCGTATTTAGTTGAAGTTAATGTTGTATCGGCGGCAGATCTTGTGGAAGCTTCAACATTAACAGCTTCTTTAATTTCTTTTAATGCACCTTCAACAGTTGCTGCGGTATAATAGTTATCAACATCATAAATGCCAACCAGTGAACCACCCAAGTTTAGAGCAGTTGAAGCTAGGTCAGAACGAATCGCAGTATCAGCTGCTACCCGTGCCGATGTTTCATTGTTGATATTGGTTTGTAGAACGCCGTCTGCAGCTGTTCTTGCAGTTGTTTCATTATTGATGTTGGTTTGCAGAGTAGTATCGGCTGCTGTGCGATTTGTAATTTCTGTATTTAATGCATCAGCACCTGAACTGGCCACATTAGTAATTTTTGTTTGAATTTCTGTCAATACACCTTCAACAGTGGTTGCTACATAATTACCAGCGAAGTCTTCGACGCCAACAGTGGATGCGCCTTTACCAGTTACAGTTGAGGCTAAATTAGAAACGATTGTTGAATCGCCTGCAATTCGTGCTGTAGTTTCATTGGTGATGTTAGTTTCTGCGGTAGAATCACCAGCAATACGAGCAGCGGTTTCATTTGATAGAGAGGTTGCAACGTCAGCACCAGCGATCTGAATTGCTTCAACTTTTACAACACCATCTGTGTTGATATTAAGTGAAGAAGTAACAGCTGTGCTTGATTTGAAAATGTCCATCACAGTATTACCAATGTAAGCTGCAGTTGGACGAATTTCTAAAGCTTTACCTGAACCGGATGGGGATAAGGTAATAAAATCATAAGAAGTAACAGCAGAGTTAATTTGTGTAGTAGCACCGGAAACGAGCAAAGCGCCTTCGATGGCTACCGGGCCAGTCATTTTAACTCCGCCGGTTTCAGAATCTACTTGGAAGAAAACCAAGTCGTCAGTGTCGTCAGTTAATCGGAAGTCCTTACCAGTTGTCAGCTTGATATTTGCAACACCCGAAACAGCTGGAGTATTATTATAAACACCTTGTAGTGTTAACTGTGACTGTGCGGTATTAATTTTTGTAACAACTTCAGACAATGCGTCTTCAACAGTGGTTGCTGCATACAAAGAACCAGCATCGTTAATCCCGACGGTAGCAGCGCCTTTACCGAGTACGGTTGAAGCTAGATCAGAAACGATTGTAGCGTCAGCAGCGGTTCTGTTTGTAATTTCTGAATTTAGATTGGCAGTAATGCCGGAATCAGCTGTTGTACGTGCAGCAATTTCATTGTTAATATTTGTTTGTAGAACATTATCTGCGTTGGTTCTTGCGGTGGTTTCAGCAGTTAAATTAGTATTAGCTGTGGTCAATCCAGTGTTGAACTGTCCTAGCGAAACACCATCAGTAACTGCAACACCATCTAGTACATTGACAATTTTATGTGAATTCATATTCAAATCGCCGGTGAATGCTACTGTACCAGCGCGTTTAATGAATTCAGCACCGTCTGCTAAATTGGTAGTTGGTAATTGAATACCAGTGTTTAAATGAGATAACAGAATCTCATAATCGCCAATCTGGTAACCTCTTAATTTGGTACGTGCCATTGTGTGGAATCTCCTTTTGGTAGGTTGTTACACCTGGTTAGTAATTTACTGTGGTTAACTCATCAAAATTTACAATATTTTTCTATTCATTATTTAAAAAGCTTCATGAAAATCTTTGCTTGATTCTTTGTAACTGCGACACCTAAATGTTTAACTCCCATATCTCGGAGTACTGCAAACCGGTGTCGGCCATTGGTAAATGATATGCGACCAATTTCTTCATTGTATCCGATCTCTGGACATTCGATTGCTACGTCGGGATTTTGAACTAACCACTGTTGAAAGCGTTCGTATCTTCCCTTGATTCCGTTATCACCGCCTGGACCGATATAACCAATGTCTTTCTTCCAAGCGGTGTCCACTTTAGCAACATCAACGATCAATAGTACCTGATTATCTCGCTTGGCCCGATCTGGAAGAGTCCACTTGTGCCCTTCTATCGATGCATCGGACTCAAGCATGGATCTGAAGTCATTTCTCAACGGTGATTGCCTGACATCAGTATTGCTGCATATATGAGGCAGCACATGAGTGGTACAAGCGCGGGGTTATATATCATTGCGTTGAATCTCCGTTTAGCAGATTGCTAAAAACTTGGTTAAAACTTTAAGTAATTTGCCATGATTAAATCATCAGCATGTGGCGAAAAGTTAAAATGAACTTCGTTGTTATTTATCAAAACATAATCGGCAGCTTGCCCTGGAGTCTGCAATAAACCGTTAATGTAAACTTCTAAACTGTTCAACACAAATAAATCTGGAATTATATATACATTGGTTGACAAATTTTGTAATGTTAATTCTTTATCAGCCACATATGTTGTTGATGATTCTATTGATAAGTTTGATTCCAACAAATTTTCCGTTAATTTAATTAAATCAATAAATGATTTAGGTAATTGCTGAATAGAATAATTTGGAATAAACAAAATACCGCCGGTGCGTCTACAAATAAAAGCCACTGATAAATCCGTTGGCATTACCAGTGTATCAGGTAAATCATATGCAATTGTGCATATAAATGTTGATTTATATATTTGGTTTATTGATTGAACTACAAATCTAAGTGGTGTCGCAGATCGAATATAAATTACATCACCAATTCTGATATCACCAGCAGAAAATTGACCAGTGTTATCTTTAAATTTTCCTGTTATAGTTAACACGGCAGGTGATTGACTAACCAATACCAAACTGTCTATTTTTAAAGAACCACTAAATATAGAATTCATTGCAATTTCCCGTTAAAATGAAATATTAACCCAGCATGAAGTGCCTGGTAGATTTGTTAATGTTAAAGTATTAGCAGCAACGTTAAAGTTACCGTATACATCAGATTTATAAACTCTGTTTTCGCTTTCATCGCGTATAACTGAAAACGATGGCATATAACAATCAATATAACTTAAATGATCACCACATCCATGACCCATAACAAAATTAAATTCTGTTGCGCCATTCAAGTCAGCATCACTGAGATACAGACTAGCTGATAAAATTTCAACATTAGTTGGAGCTGCTATAATAAATGATCCGGCGGTTTTCGTTAGTGTAGCCCCGGTGTTTGATGCAGTAATAAATGAATTTTCAGCTACTTGATATCTTGCAATTGTATTTGGTAATTTCTGCCAATATGTAGAATTGTTGCTAGATGAAAGAATATTTATTCCAGTATTATCAACAGGTAATGCTGGTAACACTGATATTGCCTGTGGAATAAATGTACCGGCAGCATTGGAATAAACAATTGTTTGTTTATCTAAAAACTGACTAGAATCAATCTTGGTTATTGGCAATAAACCAGTGCATTGATGATCTGAATCATTTAAAGAAGGTAATTGTGGTGAGCCATGCGAGTGATCACCTCTAGCAAATTTGTTGCTAATACCAGGACCAGCCGACGCAGAATAATTAGTGATTGGAAAAACTGTGTCGGAAGGTAACACTAACAGTGAAGAATCATCCGTCGTATTGATAAAACTATCAAATAAATCTTCGTAATCAGCTTCACCAAGCACGTACGAAGTAACCCATTTTTGTTTAAAATATAATCGATTCTTTTTTGCCATCGCGTCCCTCTTACCAAGAAATATTATTTAAAATAATTAAGTCAGTTGCTGCATCAATTTCTTGTTCTTTTTCCCACTTATGTTGATATAACCATAACACATAAGCTTGTAATTCATATATAATGCTTGCCAAGTCGCCGAGAGTAATTAAGTGAAAATTATTTGTAAAATCCTTAAACGTAATTTGATACGCTGCAATGGCTAAATCTATCTGCGCTTGATCTGTTACACCGGCTAATTTCAATTGACTGGTAACCGTGGCTGCAGTATAACTATATAAATTTTGCAAGTTGCTTAAATCGGATCTAGATGAATTTATTGTAAAACCATTAACAATTGATTTAACGGTATAACCCGATACACCATCATTGAGCTCAGACAATGTAATATTTTTAATTTCTTCCTTTTTTATTTCTTTAGCAATCGGCAACCAATTATTAGTTAAATAATCAATAGTTGGTTGTGACCCAAGCTTGAGGCTATTCCATTTTGAAATATATATTGAAATTCCGTCGGATGAAAGTTCAAAGTCGGTTTCAAGTATACTTGGGTATAAATAGTAAATAATTGCGTCATAGTCTATCATATTCATTGAACCCTCTTAATTGATAAAAATGTACTATCGCCAGTTTGAATTACTGTAGCGGTTGAATAATTTACCCAAATTTCTAGATAATCACCAGCGTTACACTGAATATCATCCGTTCCGTTATAATTACTAAACTTGATTGAAGATTCAGCTAGGCTGCTAACTGCTAAACCGTTTTTGTAAACCATAACTACACCTGCAGCGACTACCGCAAGTTTTAATGCTGCAATGACATTATAAATTCCAGCAGTTTTACAAATATACCGATAATTTGTAGTTGACCAAGAATTACCTAGGTCATATTGAATAGAATCAAATAATATTCTAGTATTGGTGTTTTTAGTAATATTTTGAACAGCAGTTTTACCGAGGTGTGCTGAATTTATATTGTTTATAAATAATAAAACAGTATCGATTGCTGTGCTATCAACATCAAGCAGAATGTTTTTATTTGTTGAGTCGTATGTTACAAGAACCTTTGAAGATGCTGGTGCAATGTTTCTAAATTGCAAATCGGTGCCGACTTTGGAATCGAAGATGCCTTGACCAGCATTACCGATGTTTAACCCAGTAGTATCAATCGCTGTGCTATCAACATCAAGCAGAATGTTTTTATTTACTGAGTCATATGTTACAAGAACCTTTGAAGATGCTGGTGCAATGTTTCTGAATTGCAAATCGGTACCGTTTTTTGAATCAAATATGCCTTGACCAGCATCGCCAATATTCAAACCGGTAAGATCACCAG